TTTTTTATTTCTTTTTTTTTTTTTTATTTTTTTTTTTTCTTTTTTTTTATTTTTATTTTATTTATTTGTACTTTTTTTTTTTTTTTTAGAGTTATTATTAATACAGGATGTAGAAGATTTATTGTCTACAATATCTAAATTATCAGAAATAGGTGATAAATTATTAGAAATAGGTGCTAAATTATTAGAAATAGGTGATAAATTATTAGAAATAGGTGATAAATTATCAGAATTAAGTGATAAATTATCAGAAATAGATATTTTATCTTTAACTTTCAATTTTTGAATCAAGTATTCATATTTAAGGTTGAATTTCTGATATAATTCATTTATATTATAAGTAATTGTCATAGATCCATTAACATTATATATTGGAGATACAATAGTAGTATTATTCATTGTTTTTAATTTATCCAATTTTTTGATATATTGTGGATATAATTCTATAAATTTATTTTCTACAATAGGAAGAAACATTTCAAATCCTTTTGGGATATTATCTAAAATATCAAGAACAGCTATCTCTAAGGTACGGTATTCTACTACTGCAGCATATCTAGCAGCTCTTGTATCAGTACATTTTTCCCAACTGGGTTCTTGAGTAATAGGATTTTCAATAAATAGACTTTTTAATGCTTGAGATGTAGTACCTATATTTTGACAGGAAGTCCATGGAGGACCACTCCATGTACCTAATATAGATAAACAACACTTCCCACAACTATAATAATTAGGATGAAATCTTGTATGTTTGCCTTGGGTTTTAGCTAGAATATAAGGTGGGAAAAAAGGATATTGATCAGGAAATTTACCGGCAAAGAAGAAAAATCCTCCAAAATATGGATTATCGATATCTCTAGAACCAATTGTTAATATTTTAAATTCATTATCAATTTTTTCTGAATTATTAAATCCAAAATAAATGTCACTATCATTATAGCCTTTCTCATCTTGTTTTACTAAATTTCTATCTGTTAATATTCTTGTTCTTGCGATGGGAGTTAAATTGTTAGAAAATGTAGATTTATTAGCCATAATTTACTTATGAATTATTAATTTTATATACATATCAAATTTTTAATATAAATTTAAATTATCTTCTATTTAAAAATTTAGATATATATATATATTTAGTATGAATTTAAATTTACCATATAATTTTTATTACATGACAAGAATGCTTAAAGATAAATTAGTAAATAGAATTTATGATGCATATAATATTGAAAATTATGCAGTTAATAGAATGGATAATATAAATATAGGGTTTTTAGGAAGTATGTATAATTTAACATATGATTCAACATACATAATTGATAATATTTATTTAGGAAATGCTTATAATGCTTCTAATTGGATAAATTTAGATAGTAATAATATAGGATTAATTATTAATATAACTAAAGAGATACCTAATTATTATATTAATGATATAGAATATTATAATATTTGTATTAAGGATACTAATGATAGTGATATTTTATCTCATTTAGACGATTTTATTGAGAAAATAGAGTTATATAATAATTCTAATTCAGAAAAACAAAATATATTGATTCATTGTTATATGGGTTCAAGTAGATCAGCATCTCTTGTAGTGGGATATCTTTGTAAATTTAAAAAAATGAAGGTAGATGAAGCAATTTATTTTATAAAAAACAAACGCAATCTTGTAAATATAAATACTAAATTTATAGAAGATTTAAAAAAATGGAATAATGATAATGATTAATTATTATTTTCAAATTATAATTTTTTTATATTCTAAGCTGCTTTTTTTTTGTATTTTTCTAGATTTTTTGATAAGTTTCAATATTTATCTCTAATCTACTACTAATATTTGTTTTTTAATAAATGTTTATTATATAGATTAATATAAATGAAAAAAAAGTTAAGAATAGGAATATTATTATGCATATTAGTATTATTTTTTTTTATGTTTTATAGAAAAAATCTGAAAGAGAAAATAGTTAATGATATAAATAAAGAATATATTTTATAAATAAGGAAGATATAGGTAATTTTTTAATTTGTTTAAATACTTTAATAATAAAATAATTTGATCAACATACTTAAAATTAATTTATAAATATAATATCAGAATGCCTACAGTTAATTTACAACTTAATAATAATTATAGTGAATTAGATATATTTTTAAAAAAACATAAAGCTGCTTCTGGAGGCAATTTTACACATACCAGTATTTCAGGAATAAAAAATAGTTATTATATTGATGAAAGTGAGTTAGAGGAATTTTATGAAAAATATTATGACCATACTTTCATAAAAAATATAGGCTGTTATTTAACAGAAGGAATTAAAGATTGTGAAGTAACACCAGTGAAAATAGATCTTGATTTTAGAAAGTATGTGGATACAGATAATGAAATACCAGATAGAATATATAATATAGAGGATATATATAAAATTTGTCAAAGATATATGGAATCTATGGAGGAATGGTTAGTAACTCCAGATCCAATAGAAAGAAATTGTTTTATAATGGAGAAACCGAATGCTGTATTTGACTTAGACAGAAAATCTGGAGAAATAAAAAAAAATGAAAAAGGAGAAAAAAAAATAAAAGATGGAGTACATATTATGTTCCCTTACATATGTACAAATACATTTTTACAATTAGAATTTAGGAATACTGTATATAAGAATATAGGAGATATTTTAGATAAATATAATTATGAGGAAAGTTATGCGGAAATTTTTGATAGAGCTGTTATTGATAGAAATAATTGGCAAATGTATGGTTCAAATAAAGGAAAAGAATTTAGTACTTATAAAGTAACAAAAATTATAGAGGTTTATAATAATTCTTTTAAAGATATAGATATAGATTTACAAAATTATGATAATAAAAAATTGTTGAAATTATTATCAGTTAGAAATAAAACAGAAGAATCTATGATAAAATATGAAAAAAAAATAATTTTAGAAGAGAAAGAAGAATCTTGTAAATTATTAGAACAAAAAAAAAAAAAAAATAATTTAAAAGGAAAAACATCTAAAAAGAATAGAGCTTCAATAGATGAAATAAGAATAATAATAGGAAGAAAAGATCCTCAAACAGGTATCTCAAAAGAAGGTTATGTAGATTGTTTAAGTTTAGATAGAGCTAAGAACTATGAATCTTGGATGCAACTTGGATGGGCATTACACAATATAGATAATACTTCTGGAATTCAAGCACAAAATAATCCTTATCCAGGTTTATGTTATTTATTAGGTAAATGGATAAATTGGAGTAGACAAACAGGAACTGGATATGAAAATGAACCAATAGAAACTTATGTAGAAGCCTGGGAAAAAATGAGACCAGATGGAGTAGGATTTGGAAGTTTAAAAATATGGGCAAAAGAAGATGCTAGAGCAACATTAGATAAAGAAATTGAAGAAGGTAGTAAATCACAAAATTCTCATACACTATATGAGAAAGTAGTACAAAATGATCTTTATGGATGGTTAATGAAGGCTACTGGTAAAGGAGGAGGATCAAGTTATGATGTAGCAAAAGTAATGCATCAAATGTATAAAGATACATATATATGTATATCTAGTAAAGATTGTTGTTGGTATTATTATAATGATGAATTACATAAATGGATAGAAGATGATAAAGGTATAAGATTAAAAATGAAAATTTCAACAGAAGTTTGGAAAAAGTTCCATGAGTTACAATTAGAATTTAGTACTAAAGTTCAAGAGTCCGGTGATGAATTTGAAATAAAAAGAGACCAAATTTTAGCAACATTAACTAAATTAAAAAATACTTCTTTTAAGAATAATATTATGGCAGAATGTATAGAATTATTTTACGATAGTCAAAAAACATTTTATGATAAATTAGATAGTAATATGAATTTAATAGGTTTTAATAATGGTGTATATGATTTAGATCAGGATGATTTTAGAAAAGGTAGACCTGAAGATTATATAACAATGTCAACTAATATTGACTATATACAATTTGATCCAAATTCTACAGAAATGAAAGGAATAAATAAATTTATTAAAGAAATTCTAACCATAGAAACTGTAAGAGAATATGTAATTAAATTAATGTCTTCATTTTTATGTGGTTCTACAAAAAATGAAAAATTTCATGTATGGTCAGGTTCTGGTGGTAATGGTAAATCAAAATTAATAGAGCTTCTTGAAAGATGTTTGGGAGATTATGCTGGAAAAATGAATGTTTCTAATCTTACACAAAAAAGAGGTAGTGCTAGTGCTGCTAATCCTGAATTAGCTAGAACTAAGGGAAAAAGATTTATTAATATGCAGGAACCCGATGAACAATGTAAATTAAATGTTGGTTTAATGAAAGAAATGACTGGTGGTGATAAAATTATAGCCAGAGCATTATTTAAAGAACCAATTGAATTTAAACCACAATTTAAAATGGTATTAACTTGCAATGATAAACCAGAATTACCTCCGGATGATGAAGGAACTTGGAGACGCGTTGTATTAGTAGAATATAGATCCAAATTTAGACATGATCCTTTAGGTACTTGGATGGATTATAATGATAATCCGATTTCAATACATCAACATAGATTAAATGTTGAAAATAATATTATATCAGATTATTGGAGTCCTATGAACAACGATAATCCTCAATTTCCTATTGATGAAAGTGTTAATGAAAATTTTAATTCATGGGCAGAACCATTTATGTCATATTTAATTAAAGTATATCAAGATAATAAACACATTGATCTTAGAGAGCCTGATGAAGTAAAAGAATATACAAAAAAATACAGAGAAGCTAATCAGCATTTTAAAGATTTTCTTAATGATAAAGTAATATTTGATAACAATTGTAATAGTATAATTCGTTTAGAAGCTCTATATAATGAATATAGAATTTGGTATAGAGATAATAATGGTAATGGTCCACAGCAGAAAAAATCAAAAGATTTAAAAGCATTTATGGAAAGAGAATATTCCGATTATTGGGAAGATGGAGTACCCGCAAATCAAAAGGGTTATAGAGGAATAATTGTAGTGTCACAACCACAACAAAATAAAGATAATATAAGTGAAAATATAGAGTTTATAGAAGAAGATGAGATATTAGACGAATTAAATGAAAATGAAGAAAAATCTATAGAAATTATAAATAATTTAAAAAAAAACACAATAGAAAATTATATTAATTGATAAATACATAAAAAGATTATATTTATATTTATATATTTATTTAGAGTATTTAATCTCCCTTAAATTTGTAATATAGTAATCCCAATGTTATTATAGAAACTGCTAAAAAGATCTTTCTTAAAAAACTTAATATTTTATTTTGTGATCTTGCATAATCTATGTCATATCTTACACTTCTATCTGTAGTTTGTACTTCTTCTTCAATTTTTTTTAATTCTTTCATTTTTGATTCTAAATCTTTATTTTTTTCCATTAATAATATATTTTGGTTAAATATATGATCTTCTTGTATGGAAGATTGCTTTATAACATCATCATAATGATTTTCTAAGCTTACAAAATAATCTTCAGAATTCCTACTTGTAACTGGAGTATCATCTTTTTTACTATCTGGACTACTGTGTCCAGTATACTGAATTTTTTCTAATTCGTCCTGGGTAACAGAAAAATTTTCAATATAATTATTAAGTGATATACTTTTCATCATATTATTTTAATTAATATATAATAATATTAAAAAAATAATATTAATGATTAATATTAAATATAAAAATGTTATTAATATTAATCATTAATAAATAAATTATAACCTCTTTATTTATAAATATTAATTAACATAAGTATACTTTTTTTTTATAATTTATTATTACCCTTGTACATTAACAAGAGAGTTTCTATTACTATTTGAATTTGTATTAACATAATCTCCTCCTAAATCTTTTAATTGTTGAATCAATCTTTCTTTTTCTGTTATACTATCTTCAAGTGCTTCTTCAGCATCTTCAGCTTGTTTTCTTTCCATTTTTTCTAAAGTTTCAGCATTTTTAATTTCTGTATCTTTCTTTAAAAGTGCGTCTCTAATTGCGCTTATACGATCCTTATTTGTTTGTATTTTTCTAGTTAAATCTTGAGACATTTCTTTTTCTACTTCTTCAAACTTTCCAAATAAATTAGCTCGTGTTCCAAAACCACACCATTTTTTTCCTAAAGCAATATCTTGGTTCATTGTATTAATTACTTTCTTTATATCTCCTGCTTTACAATATTGATCATTAACTTTAGCTCTTACATATAAGTTTTGGAATTTTTTTAAATATATTTGACATGCTTTTTCTTCAGCATCTTTTTCATCCTCCTCCTCCTCGGTGTCATCCTCTTCCTTTTTAAGTATTTCTTCAACAGATGGACTATCAAATTTTCTAACTGTATATCTCATTCCATAACGATTTCCAGTATGATATATATTCCATATAATTACAGCGAAAAATAGTATAGTAAGTATTATCATTAAAAATATACAAAACTTATTTGAAAATGATCCATCTCTTTGTAAAAGAATAGGAATAATCGAAAATAATAAATATATAAAAACAACTCTTAATATAAATAATTTATTATTTTTTCTTAAAGATTCATTCATTGAAATATCTACTTGTCTTCTTAATGTTAATATATTATTTTTCATATCATTCATTTTATCAAAATTCAATTGCATTTCTTTATCTTGTTTTCTCATTATAACATTTGATTTTTCATTATTATCTGTGTTAGCTTTTAGTAATAATGTATCTCTATCATATTCTTTTTTTTGATTATCAAAGGCACTTCTCCAATCTTTTGCTATCATATTTAATTTTGCTTGTATAGCTTTCATTGATTTTTCATTTTGAATTTTATCCATATCTTTACCTCTTATTATTTCTTGATTTGTCAAATCAGCTTCATATACAATTCGAGCTTGTCTTAATACTTCAGCATTAGAAAGTAAATGATCGGCATAATTATTAAAATTTGTATTTTGTAAATATTCTTTATCGAAATTTAATTCATAAACCTGATCACCACCACCTTTAACAGTGTTAGCACTAAGTTCATTATATGGTACCCCACTAGTAAAATTTTCTAATAAACAATTGTCTATAGCATTCATAATATATTATATATTATAGTAAGAAAATTTTAAAGGTATTAAATTTAATATTTTAAATTTTTATAACATAGTTAAACTTCATAATATCTTATTAATCAATAACTTAAACAAAAAAATAGATTACATTCAAAAAATTATTTATAAATAACTAATCCTGCTAAAGTACATACTATAAGTATATTAATAACAATTAAAAATAATATCATATTTCTCTTATAATGATTTCTTTCTATACCTGTATCAATCATTCTTAACTTACCTTCTAATTCATTTTTTCTATTTTCTAATGTATGATATTGTTTTGTAATATTTTTATTTCTATCAGCAATATCCCAATTTTTTGATTTAATTTCTGTGCTATGTGTATCTATACTATTTTGTGTTTCACTTATATTTTGTCTTAATGCTTGTAGTACTTTATTCATCATTTCTTTATTTGCCATAATTTTTGGTTCAATTTCTTTAGAATTAGCTACGTCTGATGCTTGAGAACTAAATTTTAAACTAAGATATTTATTATAATCTACATAATAAGTTTGTAATGTTTTTTCATATATTTCTTTCAATTGATGAATATTACATTTTCTAGCACATTCGTAATTGGTTATAGGACGTGATTTTCTTTCATCACCACGACTATTGTCTTCATTACCACATAGCTGTTTAATTAATTCAGGATCGCAGTTAAAATTATTTACCATATTAATATAATATTATATTGAGAAATTTTTTAATAATTTATGTAAAACTTTAAAGATAAATTTTATATTATATTTATTAATGTATAATAAAAAAATTAGTAATCATATAAAATACAATAAAATTGAAAAATGTATAAAAAAAATACACTAAAATATATAATTTATAAAATTTAAATTTTATAAAAAAAAATAATAATGATTTAAAATTATGTGTAATAAAACGTAAAAACTATTATGAAAATAAATATAATTTAAATTTTTTAAAGATTCCTATAAGTAATTTTAATTATAAAGAAATTTTAAATAAAAATTGTGAAAATATCTTTATAATTTCTTAATTAAGCTAAATTTATTTAACAACTCTATAAAATGTATGATTTGCTGCTGTTTGACTTGGTCGTATAATTTTTAATACTGTTCCGACTTTAAAATTATAATATTTTACAATAGCATCATCTTTACATATATGAGGTAATTGATAAATATTTACTATATTATATTTTTGTAAAAAACGATCTAGTTCATCTTTTTTCATTTCAATATGTTTAGGTACAAGATCGTGTCTTGTAATATTAAATTGTAACCTTCCAAGCCATAATATCTCAGCATGTTTATATTCCTTTTCTTTTTGAATTTTCAGTATACTATTATTTGGTTTGGTTTTTAAAATAATTAATAATTCATTATTATCTCCAGATAAATAATCTTTTGTTATATTAGATATAAATTCACGAATATTATTAGGTTTTATTTTATTAGTATTAACAAATTTTATATAAATTTTTTTATTTATAACGCTGTTATCACTACAATAAATATCTGTTTGTTTATTTAAATATAGATATTTAAATGTTTCAAAATTAATATTTAAATATTCATCAGATATCACATAATTTCTATCTTTACAAAGTTCTATAACTGTTTTATATGCATTATAATTTAATTGAATTTCATCCATTTTATATTATTATTATTAATAATATTAATTATATCAAATTTTTAAATATTAATAATATTTAATTTAATCCTTCTAATAATGAAGATTCTATTTCAATATCAATATCAATATCTGTTTCTATATCTGATTTAGATTTTTGTAATCCTTCAAAGAATGATTCTTCTGTTTCTTCATGTTTTGGAGATTTATAACCATCATCTATTTCTTCTTCTTCTAATTCCTTATCTAATAAATCAAATCTTTTAAATTCAGCTAGATTAGCAAAAGATGAATGATCAATTCTAAATTCTTCTTCATGTGCTTCTAATACAGTTTTTGTAAATTTTTCAGTTAATGAAATAGATAATTTTAAATTTTGTCTATCTATATTGAATTTTAATGTATTCAAGAATATATCATAATTTAGCATATAATCAGTGAGAATTGGATCAATATTTTTTGGATCATAAATATCTTTAATATATAATATATCATTTTTAACTGAATAAAATATAGCATAATTACCTAATATATCATAAAATAAATCTTCTGTATCTATCTTTATTCCATCAATAATATTTAAATCTTCTTCTGAATGAACTGTTTGTATCTCTCTTTTTATTTTTTCAGTGTTTTTTTCTTCTTCAATTATTTTTTCAGTAAAATTATCAGTAATAGAAGTATTTTTGTATGTAATAAATTCAGTTTTTTCATAATATTCTATATTTTTTAATTTACCTACAAAATCTTTATTATCTGTAATACTTATATAAAAATTATATAATTCTTCATTATATTCTGTTATTAATTTAAAATTTTCTATATCAAAAGTATTATCTGTTAATTTATTTTTATCATTTAATTTTCTTAATAAACTTTTAATAGTAAAACTTATTTCTGAAAATCTTTTAATAAAATTTATTCGATAAGATTTCATAATTAATTTATTATCGCTAATATTTTCTATTATAATACTTTCATCAATTGTTATAGTATCACCATTTATACTTAAATCGTCTACACTAATATTAAATACATAAAATAAAATCATTGATACTGAATATTTGATAACATCTTCATAATCGGTTTGACCACTATCTGGACTACTATCTAATTCTAATAAATAGTTATTAAATTCTTCTTCTAATTTTTCATAGTAATAAGGATATAATAATTCTTTATAAATCTTTATATAATAATTATTAATATAATTATTGCTATCTTTTATCTTAATTGAATTTTCAATATTATACCATATAGGTTGTTTTATACCAGATTTAAAATGATCATTTAAATAAATATTATCTATATAGTCGTCATTTATTTGTTCATAAAATAATAAATTGTCGCTTTCATATTCTGTATTGTATAATGATTGACCATCTACATCAAAATCGTGAAGTTTACTGTAACTATTGAATGGGTAAATTTTAATACCTATTTGTTCTAATCTTTTTATTAATATATGATCTTCGCCTCCTATTCCAAATATATCATTAGGATATCCTCCACTTGCAACATAATGATTTACAGAAATTTTTATACATCCAATTAATCTATTTCTATAATTAGAATCACCTAGTTTATTATATTCATCAATTATAGCGCTATAATTTATAGGATTATTTGGAAATAAAGCAAATTCACTAATTAAATGTGAATTAGGGAATAAATCAAAATTATTTATAACTAAATAATCACAACCTTGATCAATCGCAATTTTTACTCCAGCATTAATGTAAGCTCCTCTGTTACATTTCAATGTAAATGTATCTGTTGTATCATCATCTTTACCTATTTTAAGTATTTTGTTAAATTCACTTTCTTTACTTAAATCTTCTATTTGAGTTAAATAGTTTTCCTCTACTAAAATTATAGTAAAATCAAATATATCTTCATATAATTTATTTTTTTCTTTTTTAATAGTAATTAGTTGATCAAATATTCTTTGGGAATTATCATTTGCTTCTTTTATACGAGAGAGTTTTTCTTGTTCACTATCATCGTTAATATTTACTGATAAACATGGTATAATAATACCTAATTTATGTTTTTTTAGATTATGAGAAATATTAGTATCACTTTTCTCATCTATTTCTTTATGTTCTAAATTTGTTAAATTTTCTATAGTAATATCAACAATTTCTTCTACAGACATTCTAGTTTCCTTAATAAGATTGATCGCATTCTTAGCTAGTTCTACATCATTTTGTTCTCCTACAATAGTAAATATTTTATTTCCTTTTAAACTTGTTCCTGTGCTAGCATGATATATGTTTACATTAAATGAATTTTGTATAGCTTTAATATTTTTATGACGTTTTCCTATAATTTTTGGGACTTGTTCCCACTCAATTTCTATATCTTCTGAAATTTGATTTAATTTTTTATATATTTCTTTTTTTGCTATAATAAATCCAGATTCGGGTCCTTTTAAATTTATATTTACATACTCAATATTATCTTCAGAATCTATAAATTTATTAGAATACTCAATACTACATCCTGTGGACTTTTTAATTCTAGTAATATTTATATGGTTTCTTCCTAATAAAAATTTTAGTTTATTATTTGGAAATTTAATAACCAACGTTTTTATATTTTCTTTCACTACCTTAGTATTGATATTTTCTATAACAGAATTAATTGTAATATTTTTAGAAATTTTATTAAATAAATTTTCTAAATAATCATAAATACTATTTTCTGTTAAATATTTCTCATAAAAGTTACTTCCATTAATAGCAATTTTTTTAGAACTTTCAGGATTTGAGTTACACCATGTTAACATTTCTTCTAAATTAGAATAATCTGAATTAATATTAATATGAGTTGCATTATCTAAATTATCTTTCTCTAAATTAAGAGGAACTAACATATCAAAATACCATAATTTATAATTATAGTTAGGATTATTTGATAGAGTTTTGAAAATGACACCTCCTTGTGTTAATAATTCTGTGAATTTTTCGGAAGAAGAATAGCTATCTATATATAATAGATATTTATAATCGATACCTTGTTTAAATTTATCTTCTCTATTAGATAAATTAATTAAATTTTCTTGTAAATAATTTGGTTCTTGGAAATTTAAATATTCCTTCATATATACTAAATCTTCTTTGTCAATATCTAATAAATTAATATCTAATATATTCTTCTTTATACTTGATTCTGACGAAGCCTGCCAAGAATTTACTAATAATCCTAATCTTAATCGTTGATTATTTTCGATTGTAGTTCCGCATCCAGCAGTAGTTCCCTTAAAAAATAATTTATTTTCTTTTAAATCCCATTTATCATTAATCATTTTTTCAGTGAATATATCACTATTAATATATTTATTTGAGCAATCTGGTGGATATACTTTTTTAGAAGCTAAGTTCCAATCTGTAGAACTTGGTATAAGTAAATCTGCGAATAAAGGTTGTTCACCATTATCACAAGTACAAGTACTTAAAATAGGCATATATTTTGTAAATGAATTTTTAGTTAATTTTTCATCTAAATTACCATATATGTGATAATATGGTTCTCTTGGTTCACCATCTTCTTTTGGCATTGTCAAATATGGAAATTTCTGTTTATTAATAAAAAATTCTACATCAGAAATATTAGATCCTCTATTTCTACATAAACTTTCTAATAAACTTTTGAATTCTCCAAATTTAGTTGTATATAAATCATCTAAAATTCCTTGAGTATATACTATACAGTTATCAGTCCACCAATTTTCTCTATCTTCTAATTTTATTATTTTTTTTTGTTTTTCTATATTTTGTTTGTTTGTATAATAATCATTTATACCTGTAGGATATTTACTAGGATCAACACTTATATTTATTAATTGAAGATCATCATTACTATCTTTTTTTAATAAGGTATTTTTATAATTATTATAAAAAAATGGTACAAACATAGTTAAAATACCATTTTTTATTTTTACAAATATGCCAAAACGTCTATTCTCAAACATATAATGTAAAGTATTTTTAAAAGAGTCTTGATTTATACCAGAATAGAATGAAATTGACATAGTTTGGTCGATTCTTTTATTGATTACATTGTCTGATTTATTATATATATTTTTTTTACTATTATTTAATACATTCATATCTACATAATTTCCCGAACCATGTAATGCACGTTGTTCTACTAAATATTGTTGTAATTGAAATTTATCACCACAGGAAAATATAAATAAATTATATGGAATGTATCTATTATTAATTCTTGGTAATTTTTGATTCATAAATTGTTTACAATCACTATTATCAGAGAAACCAATATTAGTATCTTTTTGAATTAAACTTTGATCAACATATTTAAACACAAAATATCTATGCATAAAAGAAAATTTTTTTAATTCTAAATTTTCTTCATTATTTAAATCATAAATATCACTATTAATTGTTAATTTAGTATCTTTATTTTTATAATTTATAAAATTTTTGAATATATCTTCAAATAATCCTGTTCCTGTTTTAATATATTCAAACTCATTATCAGCTTCATTTGAAGAAATAATTTTTAATCCATATTTAGAAGCTACATTTATAAATAGTTTTTTATTAACTAAACATCTTTTATATACTGTTTTTTTGGCATCCATTAATTTTATATTTATATGTACACTAAATCCATTTTCTATAGTATCTGGTAATTTATCAAATTTATCAAAATTTTCTCTAGATCCAGGAGTTGGTGCGTTTGTAATATTATAAAAATTTTCCACTATTTCATCTTTCTCATTAATTTTATTTCCAAAATATTCATATCTATCTGTTTTTGTATTATAATTTTTTTTTAGTAAATCAAATACAATTTCACCATCTAAACAAGTAACTAATAAATAACCACCCATTTTTAAATTTTCTTTTATATTTCTAAAATATCCTTCCAATGATTCTATATTTTCAAAATATTCGTGAGCTGTATAAAATGATGCTATTGTAGTAAAATGATTTTTTTTTACATCTTTAAATATATCTATTAAATTTTTTTTATTAGAATCAATTATTTCTTTACTTAACCCTGTTATATTACAACAATCTACTGGATTTTGTAAATTTTTACTAGTATCTGCTACTAAATAATCTACTTCAGCTATATTTGCCCAATTTTTTAATTCTTGATTTGGTGATAATTTAGCTTTTTTATAATTGGCCCTTGCTCCATATTTATCATTTTCAATTATCAAATGATTAATATCTATACCTAAAATTTTCGAATAATTATATTTAGCCCATTTATTCATATCTATTCCATTTCCTACTGATAAATCTAATAATTTGTTCAAATTTCCTACTGTACTACTACCCTCTAATAAAATATCTTTAACCAAATTATGAAATCCATATAATGATTTTGTTAAATTATTGCTATCTATTGCATCAATAGTATCATCTAAAGAATATTTACTTTGTAATTTATAAAATTCTTCATCGGTAATATCCCTACAATTCCATTTTTTCATAGAATTTTCTACAATTATTCGTGGAGCTACATTCATAGCAAGCATTTCTTGAATAAAAAGTTTAAATGAATAAGGAGCCTCTATACAATAAAAATCAGAGTCTGATATTTTACTAATTTTTTTTACTATTTCTCCTGTATCTTTATTCGTTTTTATTTCGACAGCATCATTCGAAAAATCTTCATAAATGTTTTTATCTTTATTTACTATCGCAAATAATCCTGATTTGTCTGATATATAAAATTTATATTTATCTGATCGTTCCATCATTGTTTCTTTTAAAAACATTGATGAACCATGAGCTAGTATTGCATCTCTTTCCATTTCTCCTATTCTTAAACCTCCTCCAGCTGCTCTACCACCTACCGGTTGATGAGATAAAGCAGCTTTTGACCCTTCATCTCTGGAATAATATTTATCAGAAACTTGATGTGTTAATCTCTGATAATAGGTTGGTCCTATAAATATATTTACTTTTAATTGTTTTCCTGTTCTACCATTATATAGTACTTCATTTCCTTGATTTTCAAAATTGTATTTATCCTCTAATATTGTATTAATATATTCTAATTTTTCTTTCGAAAATGCTGTTATTTTTAATATAGAATCAAAATTACATGATGTTTTGCCTAGAACCACTTCTAATAATTGCCCTAATGTCATTCTACTTGGAATTGCGTGTGGATTTACTATTAAATCTGGTATTATACCATCTTTCGTTACAGGCATATCCCGTCCTTCTATTAACATACCTATCGTACCTTTTTGTCCAAATCTTGAACAAAATTTATCTCCTACTTCTGGAATCTTTTCTTTTCTTATACGTATCTTACAATAACGTTGATCATCATTACCATAATTATAGTAAACTTTATCTACATATCCTTCTTCATTTCTTTTTATATATTCTGAATTATCAATAAAAATCTTATTTCCTGAATTATCATATTCATTTGTCGTTACTACTTTACCTACAATTATATCGGAATCACCTACTTTTGAACCTTCTTTAATTAATCCTGTAAATGGATCTAATTTGGTATAATTAGCATTTTTAATATTTCTTGTGCAAGATATATCTGGAATTGTAAATATTTCTCTTTGTTTTGTTTCATCTATTATTTCTTCTCTATTAGAATATGTCTTAAATTTAGCTGTTCTAAATAATCCTCTTTCTACTGAATCTTTATTAAATAAAATTGAATCTTCTTGATTATATCCACCATAACATCCTATTGCTACAATTGCATTTATACCTTGTGGTAAATCATTTGTATGTAAATATTTTGAATAATTGGATTGAATTATTGGCTTTTGAGGATAATATAATATTTGACCTTTTGTATCCATCCTATTTCTGAAATTTGTTGCATATATACCTAATGCTTGTTTCCCATGAGCAGTTGAAAATTGATTTCTTGGATGTTGATTACGATCTATCATCGGTAAATTATTTCCTAATACTCCGAACATTAAACTTGGATGTAATTCACAATGTGTAAATTTTGTTATACTATTTTCTCTTATCTCATCGGAATTCATTGCTATCATTAATGTATTTGCTTCTTCTGTATCTATATACTCTATCACACCTGAATTTTCAATTAAATATTCCTCTGATTCATCTAAATTTATATATTTATCATTATAATCATAATATGCTTCTTCTCTTTTTGATAAATTTCTTGTACCACCTACTAAATGTTTCCAAGTTAGTTCTTTACTCTTTAATTTACTTATTATTTCCTTCGATAATTTTATTTTTTTATCTTCTACTATTAATAAAGGTCTACAACATCTACCTGAATCTGTTGAAATTTTTATTTTATTATCACTATAATACCATGCTATTGATGTATATATATTTATAAGAGCATTTCTTCTTAGTAATCTAAGTTTTTTTACTAAAATTTCTGGATTTTTATGATATCCTAATAATCTTTCATTTAAAAAAATTGCACAATGTTGTATATTTTTAGTCATACAATTTATACTATAAATTGGTATCATATTATACAATATTAGTGCTTTATTTATTGATTCTGAATTTATTCCAAATGTTACTTTCGCAAATAGGGTTAAATTTTTTCTTAATCCTATATTCCCACCATCCGGTGTCTCATCGGGACATATTATACCATAACTACTTGAATGTAATGAATGAGGAGTTCTGATTTTTGCACTTGCTGATAATGATTTATTTACTCTTCTTATATGAGAAACATAACCTAAATAATTTAATCTATTTAAATCTTGTACTACTCCTTCTTTTAATTTAGCTGATGAATTTTTTAATCCCCAAGCATTTTTAAAAGCAAACATAAATCCATCATCTATAATTTTTCTATTTACTAATTTTTCAATTTGTATCGATTCTTCTCTGTAAATTGGAGATACTATATTAAAAAAATTACTTTGATCATTTTCACTCGCACTTGACCAATAAATATCTGCTGGAACTTTTACAGTATTCGTTATTTTATTATAATGTTGATTTATTTCTGTTTCTAAATTATTTCCTAATCTAAAATATAAATCTCTAAATATATTTCCTATTAAATATCCTGATATATCTATTCTTGTATTAATAAAACTATCTCTATCTGTTTCTAGTTTATATTTTAATTTTGTTAATAATAATTCTCTAACCATATAACCCAAAAAATGTGCTTTATATAGAAAATCTTTTCCCATATGAGGTAAAAAATAATCTCTTAATGTATTTATTAATAAAGCATTTTTGAATTTTTCTGCTTTGTTTGATTTTTCTGATATTTTTGATCCATAATTTACTATATGTAATTTTAGATATTCTATAGCCAATGATTCTGTATTAATTAAACTTGATTCAATTATACTTGATCTTAGAATATCCATCATTTTTTCTCCTATTTTGCTATCTATATCTTCTACAATTAAACTTATTATTTCTTTATCCGATATTATTCCTAAAGCACGAAACATAATCATTAATGGTATTTCTTCATCAAAATTAGGTACTAATACTCTTATACTATTTTCCTCTATTTTTTCTACATCATTAAATCTACTATTACGCATTAAAACTTTAACTATTCTTGCTGGTTGAAAAATTGCTTCTGGTACTGATCTTATTTCTACTTCATAATTATATTTATTTTCCTTATCTTTATTTTCTTTAATATAAAGTTTATTTTCTACTTGTCTTTCTTGTGCTACTATTACTTTTTCCTTACCATCTATTATAAAATACCCTCCTTGATCATATCTACATTCACCCATACTATCAAGTATATTTCCTTTCATATTATCTAATATACAAGCTTTTGAATGTAACATGATCGGAACACTTCCTAAGGCAATATTCCTAAATTTTTTTATAATATTTTTTTCTTCAATATATTCATCTCCTAAAACTTCATATGATACTATTTTTACTAATATATCACATGATATATCTGCCTTATAACTTAAATTCTTTAATCTTGCTTCATTTGGATATAATTGTTTTTGAATAATTTTATATGATTTTTCTGTTTCTGTATCTATTATTTTTTGCTGAATTATCGGTTTATTAATATAAATTGCTTTACCATCATTTATTATTTCTTTTTTTATTACTAATCCATCTACTATTTCATCCTCTACTTCATAATTTTCTTCATTTAATTTACCTTTATAACTTGCCCCTATATAAAATTCTATTTTAAATTTAAAAAGACCTTCTCTATCTAACTTTTTTTCCCAAATCTCATTTCTATTGTAATAACAAATTTTAGGATTAAATTGTCTAACTGTTTTGGGTATTGTTTCTCTTAAAAAAATATTATAAGAATCTAATTGTGTTACTGATAAAGGTTTATCAATTACATTAAAATAATTATCTATTATATTCCATATCTCTTCTTCCCAGTTTATTGATTCCATATATAATATAATATTCTATTTTTTTAAATAGTTCTTATCTAATAATACTTAACTAATTATATATTAAGATTCCCTAATATATCTATTTTGTTATCTATTATAAATGCTTCCATAAAATCAATTTTACTATACTCCAATATATTACTATATTCCATAAAATCTATATTCTCTGAAATATATTTATGCCATAATGCTTCTATCAACATATCATATTTATCATTGTTTTTTTTTATATAAAAAATATCTATTTTTTTTTTCATTATTTCTTTAAATTTATTCATATTAATATCTCTTTTTTGTTTTGAAATTAATTCTTTATCACTTTTTTCATTAAAAATTGATTTTTTATCATTTTTTTTTATTTTTTTTGGATCACATAATAACTTTAAATCTTCTATATTTACTTTACTTATAAATTTATCCATAATAATTATCTAATTTTATATTATAATGGAATTAACGAATAACTATATTTTTATGATTTTAACTGTTATAATTATTTTTAATTTATTATTTTCTATATGGACTTATTATGAATTAAGAAATAAAAGAGGCCCTCGTGGACCAAAAGGTGACCAAGGTCCAAGAGGACCTCGAGGTTTACGAGCATAAATATAACAAAAAATATATTTTGAGATCTATTAATAAATAATCGAAATTTAGATTATAATATTATTGATATACTTAATTTTACATTAAAAATAAATTTTAAATACAGAATTAATACTGATGAATTACTAAAACACAATTATTTTAATCAATATCGTTTATATTCTTAGATAATTTTTCTTTATCATTTAACATATATAATAAAAATAATGGATAAAAATTTTTTATCAATCTATTATTATATTTTTCTTCTTCTAATCTATCATTAATACTATCATCAATTAGTGATACATTATCCCTTATATCTAACAAAATATCATTAGCAAAAGAATTTAAATTATCTAAATCTTTATTAAAAAGTCTTATTTTATCTACTAAATTATATAACGATTCATTACTCATTTCATTCTTTGCTTTTTCTAAATTTAATAACATAAATTCTAATTTTTCATAAATTTCGTCAAATTTATCCCTTTCTAATGGTATTAAATCATTCATACTTATATATTAATATATAATAAAATATTATATATTACGCAATTATCCAATTTATTAAACAAAAATATTTAAAACGTAATTAGCAATTAATTATAATCTTTATGTTTAATGAATTAATTCCTAAAACTTTCAATGATTTTATATTTCATAAAGACATTATTTCTAAAATTAAAAATTATAATAAAGAAAATTTAGTAAATATGTTATTCTATGGTCCAAAAAGTTCCGGTAAATGTACTCTTATTTATGCATTCATTAAATATTTATATAATTTAGATGATTTATATACTGAAATGGTTGAATATGATATTAAAATTAATAATAATGATGTTAAAATAAAATCTATTCAAAGTAAATATCATTATGAATTCTTTTTATATGAATATGGATTATATGATAAACATGTTCTATGTAATTTTATTAAGGAGTTAGCATCTAGTAAAAATATTATAAACAATGGATATAAATTGATTGTTTTACATTCAATTGATAAATTAAATAAGGTTGCTATTCTGGCATTAAGAAGAATTATGGAGTTATTTATAAAAAGTTGTCGTTTTATTTTTACTGTCAATCAATTAAGTAAAATTGATGATAGTATATTAAGTAGATGTTTATCCGTTAGGGTACCATATCCTAAAAATAATATTGATGAATATTTAGACTATTCTGAGAAAATTTTAAAAAAAACTTTAAATAAAACTAAAATAAAAGATAAAGCTGAAGGTAATTTATTTAAACTTAATACATTAATTTTCAATTCTGAATACATTAATCCATTAAATATATATGTAAAACAAATCAATAATATAATAGAAAATAATAATAAAATTACATTTATTGATGAAATTAGAAAAATTATTTATAAAATGCATTTATTAGATTTTTCTCCTGATGAAATTATCAAAAAATATGTTACATTCGCACTTAATAGTGATAAATATACTTATTTACAAAAACATAATATTATTAAACAAGCTGCTTATAATGAATATTATTGTTCTAAAGTTAATAAATATTTTTTTTCATTAGAACATTTCTTTATATATATTAAAAGTATTACTATATAAAGTATTATATTACAATTATTAAATATGAATCCATATCATATTTTAGAAATTCATAAAAATTCTTCAACCAATGAAATTAAAAATGCATATAAAAAACTCGCATTAAGATATCATCCTGATAAGAATAAAAATAATAAGGAAGAATGTGAAAAAAAATTTAAAGAAATATCTGAGGCATACCAGATTTTAAATGATGAAAAAAAAAAAGAGTTTTACGATCTTACTGGTTCTATTAATAATCCAAACTTTGAATTAACCCCTGAAGAACTATTTGATAATATATTTCAAAATGTTGATCCTAAGCTTAAACAATTTATAAAAACAACATATAATAACATTAATAATGCTATTAATAATTCTGAATACAAAAATTTAGCAAATATATATGAAAATATAGATAAATCTCAATTAATTAACAATGGAGCTGAATTAATCAAAGATATTTTTATTGATAAATTAAAAGAAAATAAAACTAATTCTAATATTACTAATGAATATCTTGTACTTGATATTACTAAAATTACTAAACTTAATAAAATAGTTATACCTATTGATTCTTATTTTAAAAATAGATATTACAAACTACAATTTTTAGATAAAGAAAGAAATTTATCATCTATTGTAACACTTGATACTGAATACTTATCACATGATTTAAATATTGATAATATAAAATATAATTTTCAATTAATTGATGATAAAGATAAAATATATAAAAGAACTAATTCCTACGATTTATGTTGTAATGTAGATATTGGTATTGACGATTATTTTTCGGGATTTCAATTAATACTACTTCATTCTAAAAAAGATATTAATTTTTCAATTAATATTTCAAATAATACAAATATTATTAAATTACCTGGTTATGGATTTCCAATTTATTCTAAAAATACATATGGAGATTTGTATATAGCATTTAAAATTATTAAAAATATTAATAGACTTCATCCATTACCTGAAACTTCCTATTATAAAAAATCTGAATCTATTTATTCATTAATTGATACAATTAATTTATATGAGTAATTTTTTCTAAGATCTTATATCATCATTAAACTTTAAAAAAATTATATAATTCTTCTATATAAGTACTTAATATATTAATTTATAGATTAATTGAATTAAAATGAATAATTTTCCCAAAGTATTATATTATCATTAAACTTAAAAAAAAAAAAAAAAAAAAAAAAAATATTTTTTTTAATTTTTTTTATAATAATAAAAAAAAAAAAATTAAAAAAAAAAAAAAAAAAAAAAAAAAATTATGGTGTTGAAATTTGGATGTAATACTGAGAATAAGAGAGTCTAGAAACCCAAAAAAAAACGTTCACCATTATTGTTTTCAAAATTATAATTCTTTTTGGAATTTTGAAAATAAATTTTATTATAATATAATATAAATGTACTATAATAAAATAATTAATCCAATTACTGGAAAACAAGTTAATATAAATTCTAGATTAGGTAAAAAAATATTATCTAGATATTTATCTAATAAAAAATATCTTGGTGGTAGTGCTATAACACATCAGGAGTTTAAACCAGGAAACTGCAATGATTTAAGATGGAAAAAAGAAATAAAGACATTAAAAGAAAATGTATTACCAGGAACTGAAATCGAAATAAGCAATACATCAAAAACAAATATATTAGCTGGGTATAGTAAAAATCACCCTGTAACTAATTTATTGATGGATATAGATGATAAGGTAATTTTAACAACTATCGTGTTAACATCTAAAACAGGTAATGAACACAAATTTTATTTATATCCAGAGTTTCCATTTAAAATGCCAATTCATTTTATAAATGGGATATTAGATGCATCATTAACCGGCCCCACAGATATTATGAATAGGTATAAATATAAGACATATCAGGATTACCCACTCCACCCTGAAGGACCAGCATGGAGTCCCGTTATATCTCTTAACCGTTTCTTCTATGAAAATTTGACAATGAAAAAACTGTCCGAAATAGATGAAGAAATACTCAAAAATGCAGATACCATTGTTATTAATATAGGGTATTGTAATTATATGAATATAACAGCAGATCTTGATGATCTTATAAGTTTCCCAACAAGATTTATTTCACATAAATTACTTAGCATATTAGATAATGAAAAGACACTGCACATATTGATAGATCCAAGAGATCAACCATTATACATAGTTAAAGACATGGCAAAATATAAAATAAAAGGGAAGGTAATTCACAGTAAAATTTTCCCTGTTCCAACTGTACAAGGTGTATTAACTGAAGATATAGAAGGTATGTATCAAGTATTTTATAATAATACTGACATGGAAGCTGACATGCAGTGGTTTATAAATATTCTAAAAAAATATTCTAGTAAAATAAATATATTGGATACTATGTTTTTTCTAGGAACATGGGAGGCGACATGTCCTCAATGGTTTATAGATGCTTTGAGAACTAATCCGCCACAATCATATAATGGTTATGCACACTTAAAGAGTGCACATGGAACTTTATCACTGATTGACAAATGTTCGATGGAATCTTTAACTTCTATATATAAAGATCCCGAAACATATTGGGATCTGTTAGACTTTAGCAATAGGAAGCCGTCTAAAGATAAGAGCTAGTTCGTATTTGTATTCTAATAGTATAGGCTTTCAATAACACCCACTTACCAACCCAGGTTGATTCATCAATATATTTTCTATTATTAATCTCTAATGTATGCAACTATGGATATTGTAAATTTCAGTGTTAAAAATTATTATTTATATAATAGATTTTATCCACTTCCTTAAACTTCATATGAATAGATTTTATCCAGCGTATGAAACTTCTTATTTATTCATTAATTAATATAATTAATTTATATGAATAATTTTTCTAAGGTCTGATATCAATTACAAACCTTAGAAAAAATGTATTAATCTCCTAAATAAGCTGTAAAACTTATATTATTAATATATATATCATAATAATCATACCTTAATTCTCCTAAAATAAATATATAATATTAATAAAAAGAAATTTATGGTTTAAAAAATGGATGTAAGACTGAGAATAGGAAGGTTCAAAAAACCCAAAAAAAGTTCACCTTCATTTTCGTTTTCGTTTTCAAATTTTCCAAAATTAAATTTCTCTCTCTGGGGTTTTGAAAATGGATTTTTTTTATGAATTTACGTTCATTTATGAATTTTTATTATTTTATTAATTATGAATTTATTATGAATTTATGAATTTTATTATTTAAAGAAATATTGTCTAAATATATATAAAAATATGAAATATTTTTGTAAAAGATGCGGATATAAGACAAATATAAAATGTAATTTAATAACACACTTCCAAAGGAAGAAACCGTGTAAACCTATATTAAGTAATATTAATACTAATACCTTATTAAGCGATATACAAAAAAACGGACAAAATACGGACAATAATGATGAAAATACGGACAAAAACGGACAAATAATAGAAAAAGACAACGAAAATATATCAAAAAAAAAAAATTATAATATTGTAAATGGTAAGTATCAATGTAAAGAATGTAAAAAATTATTTGAACAAGTCAGATATTTAGATGATCATTTAAAAAGATATTGTAAAATGACTACAGCTTACAATAATATTTATAAATATAATACAAAAACATTCGGTAAAACAAAATATGGTAAGAATGGAGGAGATGTTTATATTATTGGCCAACACTCCGGTTGGCAAGACAAACATTTTTATAAGATAGGAGTAACTGTTAATATTTATCAAAGAATGAGAACTTATAGATGTGGTTTAGCTATTGAACCTAGATTATACTATTATTATCCATTTAAGGATATTAAAAAAGCTGATAAGGATTTAAAATTTTTACTTTGCCAACACTGGGTTAAAAGAGAAATTTATAAAGGTGATTTAGACATTTTAAGAAATATAATTAAAAAATATCAACAAGAGCAAGATAATAATATATCTGAATTTATCCCTGAAATTAAAGATGAAAGTTATATTTATAAAGAATTAGAAGCTGAAAAACTTGAAAATGACAAAATTGCTATATTAAAAGCTGAAATGGCTCAAAAAGAAGCTGAAATGGCTCAAAAAGAAGCTGAAATGGCTAAAATTATAGAAGCTGAAATAGCTCAAAAAGAAGCTGAAATGGCTCAAAAAGAAGCTGAAATGGCTCAAAAAGAAGCTGAAATGGCTAAAATTATAGAAGCTGAAATAGCTCAAAAAGAAGCAGCTATAGCTAAAGTTATAGAGGAAAAAGAAAAGGAGAAAGAAGAAATAAAAGAGTTAATGAGAGAATTAATGGAAGAAAAGTTAAATTTTATTCATAAACAAATGGAATTATTAATGAAAAATCCGATGAATAATACAACTAATAATAACAATAATACAAATAATACAAATAATACAGACAATAGTACTAATATAGATAATAAACAAATAAATATTCATATAAATGGTTTTGGTAAAGAAGATTTAAGCTATATAACAGATAGACATTTCAGAGAATGGTTTAATGGACCATTTTCAGCAATACCAAATTTAGTAGAATATATTCACTTTAACCCTAAAAAGCCGCAAAATTGGAATGCGAAAATATCAGATGATAAGACTTCAAAAGCTTTAATATATAATGCAGAAAAAGAAATGTGGGTTAAAAGAGAGAAAAAGGAAGTAATTAATGATATGATTGAAAAAAGTTATAATATGTTAGATACTAATTTCGAAATACAAAAAGAAGCTAAAACGTTGGATGAAAAAGGAAAAAGAAAATTTGAAAATTTTATGAATATATATGATAAAGGTGATAAACAATTAGATAAACGATATGAAACGGAAGTAAGAGAAAAATTATTAAATTATAAAGAGTACATGACGTAATTTAAACTCTAGTTAATTTATTTATTTAAAGATTATTAGGTGGATGAAAACAAAGACAAATAGCACCATCAACACAATCTCGAATTATTTCTAATCCAGCACGATGAATATCAGGAGCCCCATGACCTTTTGATGTAAAATATGATTTTTTTTCAGCAAATGATTCACATATAGCTAAGCTACTCCATAAACCTTCATCGTGCCATTCAGGTAATTTTAAATTATATAGACGTTCTAACTCAACATAAGATGCTAAAAAATCTATTGCAGTTAATGTTTCACGAATTTGTGCTATTGGTATTATTCCACATAATTCTAATATATATCTTGGCTGCAACATAGGAAATACTAAACCAGGACAATCCATTACATATATATTATCGTGTAGGTTTATATGTTGAATGTGTTTTGTATGACCAGCAGTTCTACTAACACTTAGTACTTTTTCTCCTATTATAGAATTTAATAAACTAGATTTGCCAGCATTAGGTAAACCAACACATCCAATTATTAATTTACTATTTAATGAATAACCTTCCAGACAAGTTTCTATTATATTTTTTATCATATTTTCTACACGTGAATCATTTTTTACAGGTTTTTTTTTTAATCGCTTTTGTCTGGAGGAGACTCCTCCGATACCACCATCTATGTCTTCGTCAATAGGTTGTTTTGTAAAGGGTAAAAACGCATAAAAAGATGGATATTTTTTTTTTAAATAGTAAAGCCATTGATTGTAATAATTTTTAGAAACTAAGTCAATTTTTGTAATTACTCCTATTAATCGTTTTTTATGAAAATCTATAATATTATTAATAAGCGATGGAGACATATGTAATAATGGATTTCTAATATCAATTACTAAAATAATAGTATCAGACTGTTCGATAGTTCTCCATAATTGTCTCCATACATCTATATTATTCTCAAATGGAATAATAGAATCGATATTGGTATATTGATTCTGTACTTTATTTTGCCATTCTTGAAAATATAATTGTTCTTTTTTTTCATGAAAATCTTTACTATCTTCGGAATTCCATATAGGTCTGACAGGATGATGTAAGATTGTAGATTTATCAATATCATATGGAATAGTTGATATTAATTTACATTTTCTTTTAGATAAATCAATATGTATATTTGACAAATTTTTTCTTTTTTCGATTGTTTCTTTTGATTCTTTTTGAAAAATAGATACTATACCTTGCGATTTATCATTAAAATTGTAATTACCTCCAAAAGATTTAGTTAGTTCTATATTCTTAATATCATTATTATCATCAGTAATTGTATTTTGAATTTCATTGTCATTATAATTATTTTTTTCTTTTTTTTTTTTTTTTTTATCTTTTATTTTTTTTTTTTTTTTTTTTTTTTAT